CTGCTGGGCGACCATCAGCCCCTGGGGACGACGACAATGCTGACGGAGGTGGATACTTCGACGGCATGTTCCCAGATTCTGACGATCCGGATGACGATGCAGACGGTTCTGCACCGCCAGATACCCCGGCGTTGGAAACAGCAATATCCGACACACTGAAGAGCGAACAAGCCGCCGCTCACATTACTGGTGCAGCCCTGACCAGTACAGTCGTGCCGGAGTCTTCCACAGAACAAGACCCTGCGGAAGATCAAGCTATCACGAATTTGCCTCGTCACGCAGTTCTTGATGGCGGAGCGGAGATCGGCGAGCGATCTGCATTGACACGTTTTCCTGTCATTGCAGATGCTGAGGTCTCTTTGCTCAACAATCATCCAACGAATTTGATCGCAGCGAACGCCTTGAGGAACAAGGGAGTTGGGCATCACAAGCCCATGCCTGCTGAGCAGGATGCACGCGTCGCTGTTGTCTCTGCCCTGAAGGAACATTTGTATACGTCTGCAAATATCCAGAAGGCGGCCAAGGAATTTGAGCATCATCTTGAGCACCTGCCAGGTAAGATGAGCCAGAAGACCAGAGAGTTGGTGTACCACAACGTCATGAATGATGTTCATGTTTCGTGGATGGATTACACAACCATGGTTAAGGCTTTCATCAAATGTGAGACATCCAACAAGATGGCCACTAACCTGAAAGGCAAGAAGACAGCTAAACCTAGGCCTGTAGCTGATCATGGTGTGGAGAGGCTCGTACCAGTCGCGAAGGTGGTATGGGTCTTTGAACGCATTATGAAGATGGTGAAGTACTCCAACATCAAGGGTCGTCCGAAAGACGAAGCCTTAGCCCAGTTGTTCAAGGGCTTTGGTGACGTTCTGACGAAATCCATGTTGTTTGAGGTCGACCAGACAGCCTTCGAGTTCGGCATTGGACCCGATTTGAAGGAGATAGAGGTTGACATCTTGAAGCACATTGCATCACATTTGCGTCTGGACGGCTGGGAGCTGGCCTTTGAACGCATAGTTGATGCTCGCACCAAGGCGGTTACATGGACAATGAGGTTCAAGGACGCCGCAGGTGCTTCGTGCAAGGTCACCATCAAGCTACCTCGTGCCATGCGCGAGAGCGGAGACAGATTGACTTCGTCCGGAAACTGGTTACAGAACCTGGTTTCCTGGTTTTCCTACCTGTGTACAGCGAGGAG